ATAGACTTTTCAGACAGATCTTTTACTGGGGTCACTATTACTGCTAGAGGGGCATTAATCTATAACACATCGTTCTCAAATTCAGCGGTGGCAGTTTTAGATTTTGGAGCAGATAAAACAGCTACATCTGGAGTTTTCACAATTCAGTTTCCAGCACAAACTTCAACAGCAGCGATTTTAAGAATCTCTGGTTAAATAGGAGGTAAACTCCTATGGCATCAGGAACTTGGAGCACCGGCTTTTGGGGCCAAAACCAATGGAACGATTCCGCTAACCCGACTTTAATACCTACTGGTATTGCCCTTACTGCAACTTTAGGGGACGAGACAACCGTTGGTGAAATTAATGTAGGTTGGGGTAGAGCCAACTGGGGTGATTTTGCTTGGAACATTGCTGGTAACGTTCTTCCCACAGGTTTTCCTGTAGTAGGAGCTTTAGGTAATCCAGAAATTCACATTGATGTAACCGCAACCACATCCACAAACAACGGTCAACTTATCACAACTACTCTCAACAGTATAACTGTTGATATTCAAACAAAAGCATTTCCAACAGGTATTGCATTAGCTTCAAATCTAGGAACAGCTGACGCTGGTCCTGATGCAATGGCTACAGGTATTGCAATGTCTATGGGTCTTGGAACTCTAGATGCATTTAATCAAACAGGTTGGGGCAGACAACAGTGGAATGTAAACGCATGGGGAGTTGAAGGTCAGTTTGCTACTGCAGCCGTAACTGGAATAGCCATGACAGCGGCGGTAAGTGCACCCGAGTCTGTTACAGGAAATGCCGATTTCTTTCTCAACACTTTAAATGTAGCACAAGCAACTCTTGGTAATGTAGATCCAGCCCCTGATGCTAATTTTACTGGCGAGGCAATGATTGCATCTTTAGGAAATGCAGCGGGTATTATTGATTACACCGACATCCCTACCGGCATTGCAATGACCGCTACTTTAGCTAGTGTTACAGCTGTTCCAAGCCAAGAGGTAGATGTAACGGGAATATCTATGAACGCTCAATTAGCTAGTGTTACACCTCTTATTCACGTAGATGTTTCAGTAACTGGTTTAGGGTTGACTATGAACCAAGGAAATGGTAATGCTCTAATCTGGAACGAAGTTGACACAGGTTCAGCGCCTATAGATCCTCCAGGCTGGCGAGAGGTGGCTGCATAAAGAGTTTGACACAAACTCATTATTTTAATAAAATGAATACATAAGGAATAAAATATGGCGAATTCAACATCTGCTAACCTAAAACTTACAGTTCAAGCAACCGGTGAAAACTCGGGAACATGGGGACAGATTACAAATACAAACTTATTAATTTTAGAACAAGCTATTGGCGGATATAGTACTTTTAATGTTACTAATGCTAGTAGGGCTTTAACTTTTTCTAATGGTGCATTATCAAATGGTAAAAATAATGTGCTTAAATTAACAGGGACCTTAGCTGGAAATTTAAATATAACCGTACCTAATTCAATTGAAAAAACTTACATAGTTCAGGATTCAACTGATCATGCAGGGAACACTTTAACTTTTAAAACTACTTCAGGGACAGGTGTACTTTTATGTGAAGGAAATTGTTACATTTTATATTCAGATGGAACTAATATAGTTAAAGCAAATGAATACAGAAAATGGAGAGCAGTTTCAGCAGCGGAGACAGTTCAAGCTGGTGCAAAACTTTTAGTAAACACAAATGGTGGAGCAGTAACAATCACTCTTCCAGCATCTCCTGCTACAGGGGATGAAGTCGCTTTTGTAGATCAAGGTTATGATTTTAATTCTAACGCATTGACTGTGGGTAGAAACAGTTCTAATATAGCCAATGCAGCATCGGATCTTGTAGTAAATACACAGGGTGCAGCTTTTGCACTAGTGTTCTCAGGGGACGCTACAACAGGATGGACTTACACGGAGAAATAATATGTCAAATTACGAAGCAACAAAATACGATTTTTCTGGAGCAAACCTTACAGGTATCGAAGGAATTCCTACGGCAACTATTGTGCCGTGGTCTTCATCTTCAGTGCCAACAGGTTTTTTAGAGTGTAATGGAGCAGCAGTTTCAAGATCAACTTACTCTGCATTATTTGCAATTATAGGTACAACTTACGGAGCTGGAGATGGTGCATCTACTTTTCTAGTACCTGATCTTCAAGATAACGTAGCAGTTGGAAAATCTAACAATAAAGCTTTAGGGTCAACAGCAGGAGCAAACACAGTTCAATCGACTGGAAACGTGGGTGGATCAACAGCTAACGCAACTCTTTCAACAGCGCAGCTAGCATCTCACACTCACAACATAAATCAAAATGACCCGGGTCCGAGTAAAGGAGTTATTCCAAACAGATCAGGAGCACTTGCAACTAGTAGTACTGGGTCAGACTCAGGTCACTCTCATAATATGAGTGCAACTTTTACAGGTGATTCAACTTCAGTTTTACAACCTTACTTAACAGTAATTTATATAATTAAAACGTAGGAGAAAAGATGGCAACAAACTCAAAATGGATAGTAGTATTTGACGATAAGAAAATAACTAAAAAATATGATGAAGGGTCAGAGGAAGGTGCAGGGCACATCCTTAAAGATGATCCTATTTGGAACGAAGCAAAATTTGCAAATATTTGGGCTATTCAATACGGAAATAGTGTAGCCACAGATTCTGTGGAATATAGAGATGAGACTCCTCACTCTGTTTATGATCCAGCTGTGTTAGGAGACTTTCAAAGTCAATTTATAGATAAATGGGATGCTGCTCAATTAATATCTATACAACAGGGCTGGGATAATGATGACGTGGAAGGTGAATCTTCATCTGATAAAATTGCTAGACTAGGTGCCAGACCTACATCCTATACTTCTAATCCGTAAAACTTAGTAATTTTTATATTACCTGAAATAGTAACACTGTTAGTATTTGGTTTAACCCAATGTTCTAAGTAAGAGGGAAATACTATTATATCACCTTGTTTTAATTTAGGATCATAATCTTTTTCAAAGAACTCATTATCAGAGGCTTCTAATAGACTTTTAACAGGTGAATTAAAAATAGTATATGACTTATCTGTTTTATAATATATCACAAAAGAAAAAGCACCCGGGTGAACATGTGTGCCTTGATAATCTTTTTTCATATATTTATTTATCCATATATCACTCACATTAAATACGAAATTTTTACAATAGGGCTTTAATAGATAACCTAATATATCCGTTAAATGTATATTTAAATAATTTATAGATTCTTTATCAAATAAAGTTTGAGTATTAACTGTTGTTTTTATTTCGGACTCAAATGTTTTTTTAAATTTTTTACCTACAACTTTAAATTTAGATAAATCTAAATTCTTTATCGCTACGGTATTGGTAAAAATATTCTTAACTTCTACCATTATGGATTGAGTTTCATCCAAGATGTTAGAATATATTTTTCTCCAGATAAGGGAGGATTACCTCTATGAACATAGGGAAAAGCAGCAGGCCAAATAACTATCCTACCTGTTTTAGGTTTTACTCTTTTTGAAAAATGTAAAAACTCTGTTTCACCACCTTCTTCTATATCATTTAAATAAACAGAAAAAGCAAAAGCTCTGGGCTCCGTATCAAATCCTCTACCATGCTCAACATGCCAAACATGATATCCCTCTGTAGGTAAAGTTTTTTGAATCTTCATATCAGTATAATGAAACTTATCTATACCATAAGCCTCCCTAGCCCCGGTGTTTTTCTCATAGTGTTTAAATGCCATATCAAAATTAACAATTAAGGATTTTAATTCTATCCACCATACATTCATGTTGTTAGGCATTGCAAAACATTGCTGATCTTGTTTATCTAAAACAGATGCATTTTCAAAAGCGGCTCTATTTAAAGTTTTATTAAATTTATCTTGATCTTCAAATAATTTTATGGCTTTATCACACTCTGATTTAAGAATATAATTATCGTAGATACCTATAAAGTTATCTATATTAACTAATTTTTCATTCATTTGGATCTTTCATTCATTATAAAAGTAATATATAACCCATTATATGCTACAAAAATTAAATTTCAAGGCAGGATTTAATAAACAAGACACTGAATCGGGAGCTGAAGGTCAGTGGACTGATGGTGATAATGTAAGATTTAGATATGGTTTACCTGAAAAAATAGGTGGCTGGCTACAGTTAACCGCAGCTAATAAAACTCTCCCTGGTGCAGCCAGGGCTCAAGTAGCCTTTTCTAGTTTTAATGGAGAAAAATATGCAGCCATTGGAACATCACAAGGTTTATTTTTATATTATGGAAATGATTTTTACGATATCAGTCCGTTAGACACCGCTATTACGGGGTGTACTCTTACCACTGTAAATAATTCAGATGTTGTCACGATCAACAAAGGATCTCATGGATTACTTGTGGGAAGATATGTTACTTTGTCTGCTGTAACAGTGACTGGGGCTAGTGGATTTACAGCTTCAGATTTACAAAAAACTTATGAAATATTAACTGTACCGGATATTGATAAATTTACCGTGCAAGCAGTTAGTGTGGAAACAGGTTCTGGAATGACTGCTGCAGGAGCTGCAACAGTTAACCCTTACGTTATTGTGGGACCAACCACTCAAACAACCGGATATGGGTGGGGTACATCTACTTGGAACACATCCACTTGGGGAACAGCAAGAGCAACAAGTGATGTTGTCTTAGATTCAGGGAACTGGAGTTTAGATAACTTTGGTGAAGTTTTAGTAGCCACAATATTTAACGGAGAAACTTTTACGTGGAACGCTGGAGCGTCCAACGCTCGAACAATTAGAGCGTCTAAAACAACTTCGAACTTTCAAACTACAAATAATCCCACAGCCACTAGAATAACTTTAGTGTCTGACAGAGATAGACATCTGTTTCACTTCGGGACAGAAACGACGGTGGGAACGCCAGCCACGCAAGATCCTATGTTTGTAAGATTCTCTAATCAAGAGGATTTAAATACTTACACTCCCACAGCTACAAACACCGCGGGAACTTTTAGATTAGATACTGGTAATGAGATAAGAGCAGCCATTCAGGGTAAGGATTATGTTTTTGTAATAACAGACTTAGCAGCTTATGTAATACAATTTGTGGGTCCACCATTTACTTTTTCAGTTAGACAAGTAGGTACAAACTGTGGATGCATAGGTCAACATGCAGCTTCTTATGTTAATGGAGCTGTGTTTTGGATGGGAACACAAGGAGGGTTTTTTGCATATGACGGAACAGTCAAATCTTTACCATCTCTTGTTGAAGATTTTGTTTTTACAACCGATGGAACTAACTTAGGATTAAATTTTGGTTCTAGTGATGTTATATTTTCTGGATCAAATAATTTATATACAGAGGTTAATTGGTTTTATCCAAAGTCCGGATCTGATCAAATTGATAGATGTGTAACTTATAATTACTCAGAGAATTGTTGGACTACTTCTACTTTGGACAGAACGACTTATCAAGATCAAGGAGTGTTTGAAGTGCCTTATGCAACTGATTACGGAGATAGTTCACTCCCTGTTTTTCCTGATATATTAGGAATTACTAGTACGTACGGAGCCAGTATTTATTATGCTCATGAGGTAGGAAACGACCAAGTTAATAGTGTGGGTACCACAGCAATACCTGCATTTATTAGATCAGGGGACTACGACATAACTTCTAGAAAAAGTGCTTTAGGTCAATCAACTGGTGTAGCTGATTACAGAGGCGACGGAGAGTTTATTATGTCTGTTAGAAGATTTATACCTGATTTTAAATATCAAGAAGGCAACGCAAAAATTACTTTGTTTGTTAGTGATTTTCCAGATGATACCCCTGTAAGTTCTCCACTTGGACCCTTTACAGTTACAACAACAACTGATAAGGTAGATACTAGAGCAAGAGGAAGATTAGTATCTCTTAAAATAGAAAACGACTCAACTGGTGAGACGTGGAGATATGGAACACTTAGATTAGATGCTCAACCAGATGGAAGAAGATAATGGCAAATACTTTATTTGATTTAGCGCAAAAATATTTACAACAAGGCTTACCTGATATAGGTGGTATTTTTCCACCACCCCCTATTACTATAGATCCTACAAATCCTATTGTTATAAAACCAGTAGAAGAACCTACGGGCATAGAAACATTGTATTCAACAAAAACACCTCCTAGAGATGACTTCCCTGGAGGAGGAGGCAGGTTTGGTGATTTAGATATGACTGATACAAAAACTGTAACTAGAAATGTTTATAGTGAAATTGGTCCTAATAAATATGGATTTGTTCCAACTGAAATAAAAGCATATAAAAATATGAGAACAGGGGCGTATCAAACCGAAGAAGGTAAAAATGTAGACGGATTGCTTACTGATGCTCCTGTAGGAATTTTCAGTGCATTATCTAACTTTTTTAATCCAAAACAAGAACCTTTTATGGAGTATCCACTTGGTAAAATAGAGGGGGGCTACACTAATTTAGCTAGTCTATTAAAGGGTGTAAAAAATCCTACTAATTTAATAACACAAGCAAGAAAAAACTTAATTGATCAAGGCTCACAAATTACAGAAGAGTTTGGAGGTGGAGGAGAATTTCCTACCGACCTGACTCCTAGAACAACAGCGGGTTTTGCATTTGAAGATCAATCTTATGACACCGAAAAAGGAGGATCGGGAGGATCGGGAGGATCAAAAGGACCAGGTGATATGAATAAAGGAGTTGGTGGTCAAAGCATGGGACCTGGGGGACCAGGAGGACCAAGACGAGTGTAATAAAATATTATGGCCAAGATAACTAACTACATACCTGAACCTAAACCAGAGTATGAGGTAGATAATCAAAGACAAATTATAGAGTCTTTAACTACCATGAAACAACAACTTAATTTTTCTTTTCAAGAAGATTTAAAAAATGAACAAGATACTTTTAATTATTTCATGTCATGAGTATTCAATACAAAAACGCAATTAAGTCTTTAGCGGATACCAATCTTAATACTGTTTTAACTATCTCCACGTCAGCTGTGGCTATTGTCAAAAGTGTGTATTTCAGTAACTCAAGCACTGGAACCATATTGTGTAATGCGTCTTTAAGAGATAGTTCTGCAAGCACAGACATAGAGTTTTTTAGAAAAAGCATGGGAGCCTCTAGTTCAGAAAATGCCACACCACAAAGCTTGAATTTAGAAGCGGGAGATGCTATAAAAGCACAAGCCGCAACAGCTAGTAAAGTAACAGTTGTTGTAAATTATGCTTTAATAAACAGAGAGAATGAAAACGGATAATACTATAAAGATAGACTGTACGACTATAACTACTTACAGAAACACAAAAACAGGTAAAACTTCTTCAGAAAAAATGGAAGGACCTGATATTGTTGAGGACGTTACTGTGCAGGTTACTAATAAAGGTTTAGAAGTATTTCAGAAAGTAATGAATGAAAATAAGAAATCAAAGCCCTAAGGGTGGAACAGAACTACAATTCGAGTATTTAGAAAAACACGTAGATAAAAGTTTATTAGATCAAGTGCAGATATGCACTTCGGTTCCAGAAAAAATACCATTACATCCAACTAAACCAAACATTCTGTGGCAAAAGAATTCTTATGATCAACCTAACTTAGCCCCCTGGTTTAAGAATCCAGCTAATCACAGTAAGTATGATTGGTACGTATTTAACTCTCATTGGACTTATGAAAAATATAGAAATCATTTTAATATTCCTACAAGTAGATCTGTAGTTATAAAAAATGGTATAGATAAAATAGAAAAATCTACACCTTATCAAGAAGGCAATCCTATAAAAATAATTCATCAAAACACACCATGGCGTGGTTTGTCTGTATTATTAGGAGCAATGCAATTAGTTAAAAATCCTTTAATAACTTTAGATGTGTATTCTTCTACCGAAGTTTATGGAAAAGATTTTTATGATCAAAATGATAAACACTATAAAGAACTTTACGAGCAAGCAGAGGCCTTACCTAACGTAAACTATATAGGATATAAGCCTAATAGATATATAAAAGAAAATTTAAAAAATTATCATATGTACGCTTATCCTAGTATCTTTGAAGAAACGTCTTGTATATCTTTGTTAGAATGTATGGCAGCTGGTTTATATTGTATAACCACAGATTTTGGTGCCTTGTACGAAACAGGTGCAGAGTTTCCAATGTATGTTCCTTACGACGATAATAACAGAGCGTTAGCTCAAAAATTTGGTTTTGCAATAGAGCAGGCGGCTAAGACTATCCATGCAAAACAAATACATAACCATTTAGAATCTCAATCAGCTTACGCCAATATTTATTACAGTTGGGGTAAAGTTGGAATTCAATGGACAACATTTTTAAAAGGAGTAATAGATGCAAGATCCAAACCAGCCGATATGGTTTACGAGCCACGAAAAGAAAGGTAATGTAAAAACAATTCATCTTGGGGAATCACCTTACAAGATAATGGTATGCACACCTGTGCATAGCGATGTTTCCATGCATTATTGTCAAGCGGTATTGAAGTTTCAACAAGCGTGTATAAACAGTAATATCCTGGTAAGTTTTACTTTAATGAAATCATCATTAGTAACACAAGGTAGAAACCTTTGTGTGGCGGAAACTTTAAATCATATAGATGGATATACACATTTATTATTTATAGATTCGGATATTGATTTTAATTTTGAGACAATAGAAAAAATGTTAAAAGCAGATAAAGACATAATATCATGTCCGTACCCTATGAAATCTTTTGATTGGGATAAGGTTTGGAGTCAAAAAGACAAAGCCAAATCAGTGCAAGAATTAAAAGCACCTGGTTTAACGTTTCCTATAAAACTAGAAGATCAAGAAAATATCGCTTCAGATAATGGAGCAGTTGAGGTGACACACGCTCCCACTGGTTGTATGTTGATTAAAAGAACTGTATTAGAAAAGATGATAAAACATTACCCTGAGCTAGAGATATTTCAACCAACCAATATAAATGGTAAAGAGGTTAAAAAACAAAACTTTTATAACTTTTTTGATACAATCCATGACCCAGAAACTAAACGTTGTTTTGGTGAGGACTTTGGTTTTTGTCAAAGATGGACAGATATGGGTGGTAAACTATACATTTATATAATGGATTACATAAGCCATATAGGAGAATATCAATATTCTGG